ATTCCAAATATTCAAAAATATAGGATTTCCTATAGTATATATCGTTTGCATCAAAGATTGAAAGATTTGTGGACAATTATCTTGAAAAGTTATTTCTGGTATTTGCCGTAAATTATCCTCTTCTGGGTTAGGATTAAAGCCAAAATGAGCTTCTAAGTGCTTCATTTCGTCTAAAAGTATGTCGCAAAACTTTTCTGAAAAGAAAGGAACTGTATAGACATCTTTTAAAGGTTCTTCAATTATTTTATCTAATTTAGTGTTTTTTCGTGGTTGTGTGCCACTATCTTCATAGAAATCTACTATTGGTTGTATAGAGTCTTTAACTGCATTAAATGTATCTTTTTGTATGTACCAGTCGCTAGGATATGTAAGTAATAGGTTTTTTGGCTGATATATAAGCTGTTCTGCTGTATTTATCATAGCTCTATTGTTATATCACCATTGGTTTTTACAGAAACTTCACCTACATCTGATGTCATTTCAAAGCCTTTAGGAAGTGTTCTTTCTCCTATATCTACCCATTTATTACCCGTATATACTTGTAATACACCTACAGTGGTATTCCATATAATGCTTCCTGTATTAAATTTAAGTGTGTTTTTTTCTGGATCGCTTATTTGTCTTATATTATCAAGATCAACAGCACCAAGATTAATTTCAAGTATTCTTACTAATCTATTAAAAAGATCTGAAGTAACTGTATCACTAGCAATAGGTAATTGAGTTTGTAGTATCTTACTCATCTTCTGCCATCTGGCTTTATATCTATACGAGTAGCACCTAATCTCCAACCTATTGATAAATTACCATCATTAGTAGCGTCATCATCAGATTCAAATCTCAGTGCTATTTGCCTAGATCTACTACGTACATAAGCTTGTTGAGTAGAAGCAGTTATTGCACTGGTAGAATTTGTTGTAAGAGAATCGCCTGGAAAGTTTCTAGTTTTTAAAACAACATTTACACTACCATTGTTAGTTGCATCTTGTATAAATTTATAATCTGGTATTATTCTTTTTATAAAACTAAATTGTTCGCCATCGCCTATATCAAGATCGCTACTTTCTATAAATACATTTGTCATTGGTGAGCCATCATCATTAAATCCTAGCTCTTGTTGATACAAGTATCCGCTACTTACAGCTCTTGGGAAGTTTTCAATACCTGAGTCAAGCCACGCAGTTCTTGATAATTCTCCGTAAAACCATATATTCTCTACGTAATTATATATAACGTATCTGTCTATTTCAGTTGCACTACTAGAACAATAGAACCAACCTACTTCATTTTTATCTTTTATAGTAAAAGCGTTTATTTTAAATGATTGAACTAGGTTTATATCGTTAAATACATAGTTATGAACTGAACAAGGCAAAGTTTGGACACTACCATTGTATGAATAAAAATTGTTGTAACTCATCCAATAAACACCGCTTGGTGCAGTTACAACAGCCTTTGGACCTATTAAGCCTGTACCTTCGTTGATAAGATTTATACCAAAAGTAAATGGTGGGCCTATAAACTGCATACTATAGAGTGCTGTATCAGTCCAAACTAATATTTCTTGTCTTGATTTCACACCACCAATAATAGATGAGCCACTTGACAACCTTAGTGAACCTGCAGTGTTCGTTGACAAGGGCTCAAAATCTAACGCATTTTCTTGATCACTAAATGCTATTAACATTGGGTCTATAGTACCAGTTCTTGAAGAGCCAGATATAGGATCAGCACCTAACACAATTAAGTGCCTGTCTTTTTCTGATGTAATTACCTGTAAACCTTTAGTTGGAACTAGATTAGCACCTGATATGCCAGATAGTTCTACGGCTCTTGTACCAACACCATTGTTTTCAGTCCATTTATATATACCAGCATTTCTTTGCCCTATAATTAAATCTTCACCAAAATGATCATGCGACCATAAACGTAACTGATTAGTATCACTTAGAGATGAAGTGCTACCAAAAGTGCCAGCACCCCATCCATCTATGCCCCATCCTGTGCCAGGAACATAAACATCTAGTCCTACATTTAGTTGATATACACCAACAACCGATGAACCGCCATTACCACTATCAGATGAGTTAGCTAAAACAGTTGTACCAGATGTATCTTTAGCTTCTATGGTATAACTATTTGCATTTACTATGGTTGCTATTTGATATTCTTGATTTAAAACTGCAGCAGTAATGTTACCACCCAAACTAGATGCACCACTAAATGTTACAAAATCGTTTTGCACAGCACCATGAGCTGTATCTGTAACGTTAATTGTAGCGTCATCATTAGCTTCTTTAGCAAATGTTACATCTCCTGCACTTGTAGTTAATCTTATTGGTGTAATGTCATTAAAATTATTACCACTCTCAATATAATACTTAAAAGTTGTTCCAAGACCTAAATACTTAGTTCCTGCTAAAGAAATCCAAGAGTGTAATGCTCTGGTAGTTCCTAAATAAGTATTTGTACTAAGTTTTTCCCAACCACCAAACTTTTCTGGTCTACCTTTTCTAAATCTAACAAGGTTACAATCAAACCAACCGCCTTCATTATCGTAGGCAGTACCTTCTCTGTTTATACCTGGTCTAAATGTAAGCTTCTGTAAAGGCATTGTTATACCTCATGCCATTCTTTGCCTTCAAACAGCAAAGCTTCTGCTTCTCTTCTCCTTACAAGGCCTTGTAAAACCTTTCCACCAGCTTTATTCCATCTTTTTATTTGTGCTGGTATGTCATTCCAATCTGGATGTGAGGTATTTAAAACTTTTAATAAAGTTGAATTTTTAAGATTTGTTGGCCCTAAATTAAAAGTCCAAGAAACCAAAGCGTCAAATTGGTTTTGTTCTAGTGACACTTCTACTAAATCATTTACTGCCTGTTCAAATTTTTCTACATCTTCGAGTAACAACATATCTGCTCTTTCTTGAGATATTGACATACCCTCAGTTATACCGTGTGTAGAACCATAGCCTATTGTCCAAACTCCAGCAGCACATTTATAGGATTCAAGTTTACAACCTTCAAATTTTTTTATTAAAGACAAACCCTCTTGTGATATTTGCATTTTAATCTCCTTTTTCTGGGGAATGAGATGCTCCAAAATAGAACGAAATAATTGCACTAGCTAATCCTCCTAGATAACCAAGCACTAAGTTTATTAATGCTTCGCTATTTTGTTCTGGTGGTTGTAGTGTTACTAAAAAGATATATCCCAGAAAGCCACCTATGGTAAATAAACCTATGATTCTTGCAGTCCAATCTTTGCTAAACATACCTCTAGCATTTTGTTTGTCTTGTGTTTCTAATTTAAAAACATCAACATCAAGTTCTTTCATTTGAACTTCAAACTCTTGTTCAGCCTTTTTAAGCTCAAGCATCTGTTCTGGAGTTGCGTTTTGGATTGCTTGTTGTACGGATTTCTGATCGTTAGATACGCCTAACACCTCTGCTATCTTACCCATTGCCATACCGCCTAGAGGCCCACTAATAGCTGTGCCTAGTGTTGGTGCAACAGCTCCAACTATATTTTTTAATAATCCTTTCATATTAATATACTCGTTAATACAGCTATACCAATCGCACCAAGGAAGCCAAACACTCCAAAAGTTGCTGCTTTCATGGTGGAATTAATATAGATAATTTCTTGTTTTATATCAGAAAACTCATTGAATGCAGTTTTCCAACGCTCATGTGATATTGTTTCTAACTTTGTAAGCCTTTCTGCTACATCATCTACTGTCATTTTTTTATTAACCATCTGCTACTATTGTATAAATATTTATAGGTTTTTCTTTACCTTTAACATATATGCTTT